CAGTTGTTCAAGGTAGACATCTAACTCCTTGACACTCCACTCTTTAATCAGATTGGTCGCCACGTCTTTGTGGAAGCTCATTTCTTCTCCTAATAGTGGGTATAATCGTACTCACCCATATCTCTGAGTTGACCTTTCATACGTTCAAACCGATCAAGCTCACGTTCAACATTATGCTTACATTCACTGACGTAGGTATCAGGATTCTTGATCTTTTCCAGTACTTTGAGTAGGAGTTGAAATTCTTTCTTGGTCATGGGGCACCTCAAAGACTTTAGAACAGACTAGACAGAAGTACTTGTTATTCGACATCAACTCCAACATTGACTGATCCTGATTCCGGCAGTTCGGGCATATCGGTTCCATCTGGTACTCCAGTTGGCTTATCAATCACACGCACATGCAATGCACGATAACCCTTCGAGGGAACTTGAAGTGGAGTGAATTCCACGTACATACCCGTATGGAGTTCGGTGAATGTGAGAGTGTCCTGACGCAAAGCAGTCCAGTGAAAGAATATCCTAGTGAACTGGATATCCCTGGATGAAATGAATCCCCATCCAGCCTTACTTACCCTAATGATTCGGCCTACCGCCTTCTGTTCAGTGTTTTCCATCTCTTTTCCTATTCGTACATTAAAAGCGGGGATACGCGCGTGTCATCCACCATTTATGCGGAAGTATTGCACGTATCCCCTATCATCACACAAGAGACTTAGCTGACGAAAGGGAGTCGAACGTCAGGATGCTCTCATGTAATGACTATAGTTCTTCGTCGGGGTCATCCTCGTCTTCATCTTCCTCATCTTCGTCATCGTCTTCATAATCTTCTTCCTCGTCCACATCCTCATCTTCTTCTTCTTCAAGAATAGGAGTAACAGGAAGCTCGTCGTCCTTGATGATGTCAGTGTCGCCGGCCAGCGTGTAATTGATCACTTGATTCTCCGTAGATAGATGGGCCTTACTGGGGCCATTTAGTGAGGGTTCCGTCATTTTACGTGCTTACCGCAACCCACAAGCATTCGCACAACCTATATCATCTATGGGAGAGATGATACAGGAGTAATTCAACTACTGACCTACATACCCACGTTGAAGGTTGATGAACTGCTCGATAGCTGGATTGTCTTCAATCAGCTTGAGCATTGCATCAAGACGCTTCACCTCCTGCGCGTGCATATCCTTCTCACGTTGAATCTGCACGCGGATGGGCTGTGGACCCTTCTCCACATTCACCATTCCACGAGGATCATCGTAGGTGTTAGCACCGAGTGAACCTCCTAGGAAGTCCATGACTATTCAGCCGAACGCAGGGGACGGTACTTGTGAGGAACACGATTCACCATGCGTCCCTGCCATTCACCGTTCTCCACGAACACTTCAACCTGCTTACCAGCCGCATTCGCAAGGTCAAAGCGAGCACCAGCCTTGACATCCACACCGAATGCCTGAAGGAAACCCACCGCAAAGCCAATAGCCTTGCTGTTGAAGTTCCAGTCGAGCGGAACATTAGCGAAGTCCGTGGAACCGTTGTCCGCGTTGGCAACGATAGTACCTTCCACTGGATAGTTGGTGCTACCACCATCCTTGGAAGGTGCCTCGCCCACCGCATTGATCTGAACCACATACCACGCCGGCTCCACGACCTTACCGCGGAGAAGATCACGCTCGCCGAATTGAATGATAGGCATTGTTCTGTCCTCTACTGCTTGAACGAACTACTGGTTGTTGGTGTTGTTGTTTTTGGAGTTGTGAACTTGTCGATAGCTGGTCTAATCCAGGTAGCATAGAGAGGCTTGTTACCCACTACAATCTCCCTATCCAATCCTAAACCAGTACGCGCAAAGTCATCTCCAGTATGCTCTGTCAGTATGCTATAGTCACCCCCTTGACCTTCGACAAATCCCTGCTTGATGTTGAAGTGGTATACTTCATTCATGTAAGCCGGGAACTTTGCGGCGGTATTCTTAGAAGCCGTCACAATCTGACGACTGATATGTGTAGTCTTCTTAGTGGTGTCACGGTATTCTGCCTTCACCACATGCGCAATCATGATCACATTGATCTTGTGATAGTCTACAAGATCCTTCGCACCGGCTAACAATTCATTCAATGCGGAGGACTCAGCGTTATAGTCCTCAATCTCATTGACTGCAATGCCAGCGATTAGCTTACCTGCTGCGGCACCTGACTGACGTGAGACTCCATACTTCAACTTCATGGTCTGACGTAGTGTCATGTCTGCCATGCTGGTAATACTGTCAAAGACTACAGTCTTATATGGACAGTTCACTCTCAACTGTTCCAGCTTTGCGCGTGGCTTGGCCCAATCTTCATAGTCATCAAACGTGATGGACTTAGGATCAATATCCCACTTCCTCATGGGCAGGATGATTCCATTCATCTTCCTATCCCACGAGAACCAGTATTGAGGGCCAGGAAATGATAAGGCTTGAGTTGACTTACGTGTTCCGGGTTCCCCCTTGAACATATAAGTCATTGCCTCGAAGTTAATGTCACTCATGTTGGGCATTACTGGACTTCCTTATTGAACGGAAGCATGAGTTGAGTTGGCTCATTATCTCCCGACAATGTGTAGCCGATTGTCTCGAACTCCTCGACAACTGGCATCACAAAGATGTTAGTGAATGCATCATCATGCCCATCATCTAGTACGATGTCCAGTTCCATGTCACAGTGCGCATGTAGATAGGTAATCAGCTCCTTGACTTTCATTCCTCCTCCTTATTCTGTGGGTCCCACACAGGAGCAGTGATGTAATTGAGTCGGAGTACATCCTCCCTCATGTTACGATCCGATTCGCACACCTGCTTGTATGCGCATGGACCATACATATTGTCGCAGTGCGTGTAATTCGGAGGCCAGTAACCCGACTCCTGATACTGGATGTACTTGTATGCATAGTATGGAATAGTCTCTCCTTGCCATTCCATTAGCATGTCTGCACTATAACTGATTACTTCCCTAGTCAACCTCTCGCCTATCTTGAGAGATGACTGGAGTCCAATCTTGTTCACAATCACGTTTCTGGATTTGAGCAGAATACAATGACCCATGAACTGGTTTGATAGAGTAGACTTAGCTCTCCTTTGCTTGAATGTCTTGTGGTCCATTGACACGATACCGATTTGATTCGTGTCAACCACTAGATCGAACTTCGCTTTCCACAAGACACGGACTTCATCATCTTCATAGATGACTTCACCCTTCACATGTTCACATGAGAGTGGGATGAATGAATCGTTCTCGTAGAACTTGAAGTACTGTTCACATGTGTCGAGTGCGAACCGCCAGCCTACAGTGAATCCCTCACTGTTCTCTGGTGTGTTCTCCAGTCCAGGATACTCGTCTACTTCGTGCTTACATGTCGGGACTAGTACACACATGTCATTGCAGACATGCTCTACCTCATTGTCCGGCTCCATGAACTGATGAGTAGGAACAAATCCCTTACAATGAGGGCAACCAGAAATAAAAAGTTGCCCAGCCGTGAGCGCGTGTCCGATGCTGGTATTTCGAGGAAATCCATTGATCATACTCCGGTAATAGACTTCCAGAACCTTGTGAATCAGTGAGCCAATCTCCAGTGAATTGGACTTACCTCGACTAGACACAAGTTGGTGATTGAATCGAATATCATGGTATCGCGCACATGACATGAGAGAACTCAACATCGTGGCATCCATGATAATGTTCTTCTTTGGTACAAGGACTTCCATTTAATTTGCTCCCATCATGTACACCATGTACAACAGTATGCACACGACAGTGAATATCCACATTGGACTGACCTCATTTCGGGACATTTACTTCACCCGCCTGATTCGAGGCTTCGACTCGTACTGATACAAGTCAATACCGAAAGTGAATGCGAGTGCATTCCTGATGACGAGAGAACGAGTGATGTCGTAACGCGCACACTCCTTCTCAATAGCTCTCTCGATGGCATGGTCTGCTCCTGTGTAATAGGAGCGACGCCCACCCTCTTGACGTGGCATCTTCTGTGGCATTAGTTCTTCTCCTCAGTTTGAAGGGCTTCATCTGATTCATCGAGAAAGAATTGAATTGCTTCCTTCTCCTCATCTTCGATCCACTTGTTGCCGCAACGACAATCTGCATCACGGCCAAGTAGAACTTCTAGTATGTAAACTGCTTCCTTTCGAGTCATTAGTTCTTCTCCAGTATGTCAAGAACTTCATCAATTTCCTTCTGGGTGGGGAACTTGATCTTACCATCCTCCCACTCGAAGCACATTTGATCCAACATATCAGTCACGATGACACGCTTCGTTGTACCCATGCGCGCACCTACTGATGTAGTGTAGTGCTGTGTAGCTGACACAGCTTCCTTTGCTGTGACTGCTTTCCTGACGTACTCATAAGAGCCGTCAACGAAGAACTGCACTACATTGAATTTGTCTTCCATTACTTCTTCTCCATTGGAGTCATCAGTCCGCGTCCAATCAACGCTTCCTCAAGTAACATCTTCACTACTTCATCTTGAGTCTTTTTCTCCTCACCCATGATGTAACGGACGAGAATCCAAATGACTTCATCTCTAGTTACAGGCATTTTAACTTCCTCAGTTCGTTGCCATTGTGGGTGATTGTCACAACTAGGATGATGTCCTTCTGCGCGTGTACGCTGACAATCATCACAACATCCGCGACTATCAAAACCATCAGTTGATTTACTCATTAGTTGTCTCCAGTCAGGTTGTAGGTCCGAATCAGTCCACTACAATTAAGTAATGGACTGAATCTGAACTACAACAAGCCGAGCTTCTTCAGTTCCTCACCAGCCAACTTGCCCAACTCATTCCTGTCGTCAATGCTGAGAGCCTTCATCTCCTGCATCTCCACCTTACGCCCACCCAACTCGAAGAACTTCTTGATGAGCGTCACGTTGCTGATGATTGGAGTCGTCTGTTCAGTCATTTCTTCCTCTTGCCTGTAGTTAGGTTCGTCCTCATACGCCCACTCCGCATCCCACACCATTAGTCTACTACTCCTCTATAGTTAAGTTTAGTTGCCTCCTGCCATGCTTCGTGTGTTCGATTCTCTCGGAATAGAAACAAGACTATCAAGAGAACCAATACACCGAAGAACAGACTAGTGATTTTCACCAAGAACCTCGTGTAGTTCAAAGGCCAATCTTGAAAGAATACCCATGAGTCGCTCCCTGAACTCATCGGGTACTTCCATTTCAAGAGTCTTTGAAGTGTCACGAAAGACTTGAATGATGGTCGTGAGGACTAGTACATCCTCTGGCTCCAGTTCAAGCATCACAGTGTATCTGCTCTTAGCGATCATCTGATTCGTCTTCCTCTTTAGTTGGCTGACCTGAAAATACGTAGGCGAGTGCGATTGCACACACCACATATAAGACGATCAGCTTCAAGTAGTATTCAATCATTTTGTACAGAACGGATGTCCTTCGGGTGATTCGAGTGGTGGGGAGTGCTTTATTAGCCACTCCCCTACCCTTCTCTAGTTCTCGTCTGCCAAGTGAAGCTCGTAACTCACATCACCTGAATGAAGTACATCAGCTACATCAGTGAAGCCCCCAGTATGACCATACTGAATGACACTATCTCCAATATAGTCATGAATTACATCTTGCAGCTCGTTGGCAATCTTGAGTGTCAGGTCAGGATTGTCGTTGTTACGGATGTAGACGCGGAACTGAATGTAGTCTTTCATTAGTATCTGTCCTCAGGATAGTCACCATACTCATCGAAGTGACGCGCGCGTCGTGTCTGACACTTGACGCAGATACTGCTCCTACTACCCTTCGGCAGCTCGCGCCCGCATCCACCCACGCAACGATACACTTCCCTTCCCGACTTCGTGATACGCGGGCAATCACCTGATTCATGTCCGCAGCAAGGATAATCTTCACATGCCATGTCTGTTCTCCAGTTAGAGTTAGATGAGCAGTTTAATGTCATGCTCAGGACGTGGGCCTTATGCGGCTACACCTTCATCACCACCACCACCGCGATTCTTCTTTGCCTTATGCGCGCGAACGATAGATGCAGCCAACTCTTTCATGATTGCATCCTCACTCCACTTCTCCGCTTCAGTACCAGTCCAATTGTGGAACTGTGCGCGCTTCCTCTCGACGATTGCATCGAGATTCTGATCAATGGCAGTCAATCCTTCCATGTGCGTGTAGATTGCATTGACTGATTCAGCAGTCTGTCCGATGCGGACGAATCTACCTTCACACTGTTCTTCCTTGCCCGGATTCCACTGACGCTCATGCATCACACAATCTGAACACGTCTGAAGATTCAGTCCCTCTCCACTTGCCAGTTGACTAGCCACTAGAATGGCTCGTGGCAGAGTGTTGAACTGTTCCTGAACTTCATGCCGCTGAAGTCCATTCATCTCCGCATCCAACTTCAAGACAGGAATTCTATCCTCTCCCTTGTCATACTTCTCTTTGAATGACTCATACAGGAGATACTGAACATCCTTGTGGTGTGCGAATACCACTAGTTTCCTGTCAGTGTCCTCAACGAACTCGTCTACATATTCCTCTGTAGCTGGAATCTTGGCGAGTGCGCATAGGTGACGCAACTTAGACATCATGGCGATGATAGCCATGCCGGTCATTGCATCCTGCTGTTCCTCAAACCATTTCACGAACTCCTCTACTGCCTCGTCATATATGGCTTCCTGAGTGGAATCCATTACAACATTCAGTTTAGTTCGATTAGTGAGTGGCAATTCAGCCATCACTTCTTTTCTTTCACGTCTAATGATGATTCCCTGAGTGTACTCCTTGAACTGAGTGATATGCTTGATTCCACCTTCCTTCACGATGGCACCTTGGAAGTATGTGGCAACCCACTGACGCTTGAATGCGTCTGCTGACCAAAACTTCGATGGTGCAATCATGTTCAGGATTGGGAACAATTCACTACCTCGATTGTTCCATGGAGTTCCACTCAATCCAATGACTTTCCTTCCCTTGCACACCTTCCTGACCATCTGTGTCCGTGATGAATCAGCATTCTTGATTTGCTGACATTCATCTAACACGACACACTTGATTCCGACTCGATTGAATTGTTCAATATCGAATCCTGAGGTAACGACTTTACCTGACTTCAAAGTGCGTGACTTCTGAACTAGCATGTCATACCCGATGATGTAGTGCTTCAATCCGGGTATCAGCCAATCCTTCGAGGTATTCACAATCTGTGGAATGTGCATATCCTCTGGCTTAGTACCAACTGGATTCATCCAATTGATTTGAGTGGATGCGAACTGATACTTCAATCCACTCTTTACAATCCAGAGAGTTGGTGTGCAGAGTTCAGGATGGAAGTACACGACACCCATCGCTTGAATGGTCTTACCTAGCCCCATTTCATCAGCGATTAAGATGCCGTTGCCTGCTGCGAGTGCAGATTCAGCGAGCCTCATGCCCTCGACTTGAAAGTCATAAGGGCGCTTCCGCTGACATGCTACGCAGTTGTTCTTGTCCCATACGTGGTCACAATCATGTGAACCATTCAGATGGAACCGATGGAATGGAGTTCCCTTCGGAATCTTGCGTATGGTCATGTGACCACACTCAAGTGTGATGAATTTCAGGTTTGGCTTTGTGTCGCCCTTTACAATCTGAATCTTCTCTGACTTGACTTTGGCGACCTTACCACACACAGCACACTTATCTTGAATACGTGTAACTGTGTATCGTGGTGTCCTGATTACCTGCTCGTCGAATGTCACTTCAACATCTGCTCCACTCCGAATGGCGTCGATGATTTCTGGTGACAGAGACAGATTCGAGCATGGCATGGTATTAGTGCAGCCCACTTCTCTGGCTTTACTAGACCACACTTCATCATGCGCATGGCCGGGTCCGACAAGCGCGTGTGCCAACTCGTGTTTGATTGTATTGACTACATCCGGGTCTGGATGTATGTCAATATGGTGTGCGGAGAGAATGATGCACTTGTCCTTGTAACTACACAGTCCAAGGAAGTGTGAATCGGCATTCTGATTCAGCCTGACTCCCCAGTCAGTTAAACCATATGCATTCAATTCATCACGCATCATACGTGCGGCTTGGTGTCTATCCATATAGTCCTCTCGGTACGTATATGCGTGATGTTATTTGCTTGATGGAACTACATTAGAGGAACCGACAAGTTGAACAACTTGTTTCGCAGCTTCCTCATATGACATGCCTGACTTGCTGTACCAGAGTGACTGGACTGCCACCTCAGGAACTCCATACTTCTTGGCAGCTTCACGAAGTGCAGCCTTATCGAATTTCTTGCTTCCTGCTTTCGGTCCCGCTGGTGATGTAGTACGTGCTTTCTTAGCCTGTACTGGCGTCGCAGGCTTATAATTCACATCCAAACTTCTAAATTTAGCCCGTTCCGCCTCACCGAGTGTGTGAACCAGCTCTGTAGCTTGTGTACGCCACGCATGACGCTGATTCTTCATTTCCATCAGTTCTTGTTCTTTGGCGAATATCGCCGCATCGAACTGAGTGATACGTTCGGCAGCCAATTCCGCCATCTTGAACTGCTTCTTGTCTGCTGGAATTGAATCATCATTCGTCACAGCAGCCCGAAGTGTAATGAAGTCAACAGTAGATGCATTGAATACATCCTGACTGACTTTAATACCTTGGTCTTGTGTACGTGACTGCTGGATTACATGATTGACGCGCGCATTGCTCTTGCGTTCTTCAGCCATTGCAGCCAATTCATTATCACGACACTTCTCGCAGAGCATGTCATTATTTACCTTGAATAGTTCTACCCCTGACTTCGGGCAGGCATCGCAGTCACCAATAGGATTCGCCATCTTAGTTGCTCCCAGTCTTACGGAGTTGAATTGACTGATTAGCCTGAATTACGTGCTTATCGCACGTACCGACACGCTTCCCGACAGTCATGGAGTTGACTGATTGAACGTTAGTCGGGAGAGTTCTCACCCTCTTGATTCGCTGACAGATGGTGCAATAGAATCGCTTCATGATGGTCTGGTCCTTTCGGGACTACAGGCTGTTGACCCACTTGATGATGAAGATAGCCACATTCTGCTCTGCATGTGACAGCATCTTCAATTCGATGACTGGAATGTCATGTGCTTCCGCGTACTGATTCGACTTCCCTTCTGCCATTTCGAGCACAGCATTGCGCGCATCCATGCACGTTGCACAGATACAATCACAATATTCTGGTGTGAGGCAGACCCTGCAGGATACTACTGACATGTAACACGTCCTCTCGGAGCCGGTGTCTGATTCTAGGAGCCACATCTAGAATCTGATTCTTGAATTAGAGGCGGGGCCGTGGCTCCCCCCAGTATGGGGCCGAACCGGGAATGCTGTACCCCACATTATATGCCGCTCGGCCCGGCAAAGGACCACAAGCCCTAGTGGTTTTCGCCGGGCCGTGTAGGACTTACACCCCCCTATGTCGAATTTACATCTTTCAAGAAGTCAATTCATGAATCGCCAAGGCCGCAATTACACGAATCGCCAAGCCATGCCGGGCAATCATTTGCATGTAGTTTGACTACTTCCCCATTGTCTGTTATTGCTTCCTCTGATGGATCATGCCTCTTTTCCTTGCGCAGTCTGAATGCGCGTGCTACAGGGTCTTCCTGCTCAGACTCATCGTCTACACCATACTTCTTCATGAACGCTAATGCTGCATCACGTTCCTCAGGTGACAGACGACAATCCGCGCATCTCACCATTCCCTGATTGTGTTCGAGCGCATCCTTGATTGTGATATCGTCAATCATGAATGGCTGAGAACAACTCCAGCATATTGATGTGCTCCCATCTATCATGTGCTCTACATTACGTGGAAGGAAATGTGTGCAGTGTGCTAATGCGCATCTCCAACCCATATTGAATGGACTGAGCGACTGATAGATGTACTTGTGCGTGTGTTTAGTTCTCTTTCCCATGTTAGTTCTCCAAGTGCTGATAGAACACGACAAACCATTCTGCGCGTGTCATATATGCCCCTTCAGGACATGTATGTTCAAACTCTTGGAAATAGTTACTCAACACGAATTCCATTGGAAAGAGATTACTGAATTCGTTAAGTGTCATCCTCTGCTCTGTCATTGTGCTCTCTCTTGTTGAATTGACTTCTTACAATGGACATCTTCGAGGCGGATTCATAATACAGCCCTCCCCCCCTCTCCCATATCTTAGCGCGCATCCGGTCGAATCGTCAAGTGTAAAAGTTACATTGCCAAGGCAAATTCAAGAATTGGATTACTAAAAAAAAACAAAAAAAAAAAAAATAAGAATATACTTAATATATATTTGGTGTAGTTACTAAAAAAAAAATATGTATGAAAAATAATAGTATGAAGAAGTAGAGGTAAAAACAAAA